TGTACTCGTTTGATCACGAATTTATCGCTTTCAAATATTTTACGTTTTACAATCATGAACTCTATCTCTATATTCTCTACTGGGAGATTGTATATTTCAGAGAAATATTTTTTATATAGTATAAGTTGGAATTGTTTGTTTTCGTCCGATTTTTCTTTCTTGCTCCAACCTTGTCTACTAGTTTTAATGTCTATGATCTTGATTGTATTGGTTGGTTCATGGTACATTACAATGTCAAGGTAACCTTGAAACATTACATTGTATAGTTTTGTAGAGGGGTGGAGGATAAGAGGTAACTCACATCCCACTAAATGCCAACCGCGTTTAGAAAAATATTTGCTTCTGTCTTTTGCAAACTCTCTTATGATCTCTACCCCGTCTTCAAAAAATTCTCTAAGTTCCTCGGGAGCTGAAAAGTGTTGGTTGTTGTTTGCTTTGTATTGTTTTTTATATTCTTCGCGTAATGCATCTTCAAGCATTTCGTATGTGTTCAGTTTATCTGCTTCTGCTCCGCTTTTCTCATACATTGTAGTCAAGTATGCTTGGAGTACTTCGTGTAATGCTGTTCCAAAAACAGTATGGATGGATGAGCTAAATTGTTTGAATCCCTCTTTGTATTGAAGTGACCATTTTTTAGGACACTCATTGAACATGGACATTTGGGAGTAAGAAATTGACTTTTGTGTTGCATAGTCTATTGTCGGCAACTTTTTGTCTTTAATTTCTTTTAGGAGGGAAGGTAACTTCTTTTTCATTACCTAAATATACAAAAAAAGCCTGCCATAGGCAAGCTTTCTTTTAGTTTTCAAAAATACCCTTGTAGCGATACTAGGATACTTTTTATAGCCGTAGCTATACCGGTCCTAAGCCGTTTCTTTAATTAGTGTTTCTTTTTCTGAAGTTCCTTACTATATTCAGCAACTGGAATTGGTGTTCCAACTGGGAAAGGAAAACCTACTTTAGCTGCTGTTACTGAAGTCATACCATTTACAACTGGTATTGCTTTACGTAATGGAACTGCTGCTTCATTAAGTGGGCCATAAACTTTTGCCAATACAATACCTGTAGATGTTGTATCAAAAATAATTCCTGGCATCGCAAACATATTACTTTCACTTGTACTTGGAGAATCTAAATTAATTACAAATGATCTATTGAAAGGTGTCATCAATTCCCATTCTTTAGTTGAAGGGTTAAATTGTGGGATAGTAGTTGTTGTATCGTAATACCAAAATAAAGACCATACAGTATTTGCTGTACCATCAGGAGTTTGGAAATTATCGTTTACATTGAATTTTCCATATGTTCCACTAACACCTTTCATTGCTAAGTTGGATAAAGATGGACCTGATAATACAGGGCAGATTGCACATCCTTCATCATATGTAACTCCTTGCACTACAATCTTTTTTCCTGTAGGAAGAGCAGCCGATGCTCCACAAAAAGCAAAATATCCTTGATGGATTTTTACAATTTTGCTAGATTTAATATCTTCTAACGTTTCGGTTTTTGTATTTGTATTACAACTAAATAACATAGTAGCTGTAAAAATACTCAATAACAATTTTTTCATAATTTTTATTTTATTTAATAATTCCTGCTCTTACTTGAAACATACGAATTTCGTCAATGTTTTCTTGAGATCCAATTATTGTACTATAATCATTCATTGATAATGTTTTACCTGAAGCAGATAATGAAATAATATTTTCTGCTACATCATGCAAATCCATGTCTGTTTGAGCATCTTCTTTAGCGTATTCAAGTAAACGAATAAATAGAGGAACGTCTACTGTAATTATGTCTCTTGGGTTCATCTTCTTTGTTTAATTTCTTCTTCGTATTGTGCTTTTAAGTCTTCAAGGGTTGATTTAAGTCTTTCAATAGTTCCTTTCATTTTCTCAATTAATTCAGGAGTAAAAAAACTTGATTCTTTATATTTAATAATGTCTTTTTCTGCATCTGATATAAGAGTTGAAATGACTCCTATTCTATGTTTGGTCATGTACCCAGGACCTCCTTCTAAAGGATTATCTTCGTATAAAGATGGTTCTTCTACTTCTTTACCTTCTTCAGTAACTTCAGAAGCAACTTCATCTTCCATAGCATCAACAGTATATTCTTCCTTCATTGTATAAGGATCTTGTTCTCTGTTTTCGAATTTAGTTTCGTAACGCTCACCTAAGAAATGTTCAAACGCTGTTTCATAATCTGTTTTTTCACGAGGTGGGATTTGGTTAATTGCTCCAATTCCTACAATTCCTCCGATCATGGATTCGTTTAAAGATGCTTTCTCTTCTTCTTCAATTTCTTTATTGATGATAGCTTTGTATTCACCTTCTGTGATAATACCTGAAAGCATTTGCATGCGTAGTTGTTCGTGTGTCATTTTGTATATTTTATTATAAATATTATGAATTTTTTGCTTCGCGCAATACAATTAAAGCTTTCTGGATGTATAGTATATCATCCATTTTTTCTTGGATGCTATGTTCTAGCCATTCTTCTAATTCTAAGTCATTACGGTCCAAATCTGTTCCATATTTTTGTTTTCCAAATGTAGCTCTATCGACAAATTTGTCTATAATGGAGTCTACAATGGAATCTGTTTTATGGATTGTTCTGGTGTTAAGCGATTCAAATTTATGTCTTCCGACGTCTGTGTTTTTTGTCATTTTTTTAATAGCTTTTCTACTTCTTTTTCATCCATACCCATATCATAAAGTACCTTTCTGGTACCATGGTCACGTAGTATATCAATGTATTCTTCGGCTTCGCCTAAGCCACATTCAAAATGTTTTGCTACATACTCTACTAATGTAGCCGATTTTTTCTTTGTTCTTGACTTGAGGTATTTCAAGAACACTTTAGATTTAGGGATCATTTCTCGGTAAATTTGGTATATTTGGTGTTTGTTATCGTAGGGTATTGTTTGAATATAATTTGCTAGTTCAATGTAGCGTATATCCATCGATACGTATCGATTAACTACGTAAGAGTTCCATTTATCCCATGATTCCTCTGAAATGTTTTCAACAGGGGTTTTATAGAGGGTGATTTCATTTAACCACCCCCATAAATCCTTGATTTGTTTTTTAGACATCTAAAGTAATCGCTTTATATTCTTCACGAAGATCCGGAGGAAGTGAATCAGGTAAGATTTTCTTGCTTTCCAAATCATAAAATACTGGAATTGGAATAAGTTGATCATCATCTGTTCCAGCAATAAATTTAGAGATTTTACGGATTACTACTGCTTGTCCGAATAATTTACCTCCATCAAAACCTTCTACCGAAGTGGTGTTTTTGAAGTCGATATTCATTTTTGGTTGTTCTTGCATTTTATTTTGGTTTATATTGTTTCTATTATTTTAGCTAAAGCTGACATTACATTTATTTCTTTATCAATTCGGAAATTTGCTTGATACAAATGTTCGTTTAATATAATTGCAACCGACCCTTCATTTCCAGGAGCATATTTTGAACTATATTCAAATAGTGAACGGTATAGTTCTTCAAAGTCCTTTGTATTCGAATCAGCAATGATTTGTCTAATGGTAAGCCATTTTTTACTTCCCATCAATTCCTTCAATACTTCTTTGATATAGTTGTTTGAGGTCAATACTGTTTTATCAAGTTGGATATGATCGTCTTTTACAGACATTTGGATCACATTCAACATTTTTCGCATGTCCGGATAATATTGTACTATAAGGGTTTTTAAATCTTCAGGTTCATATGAAATGGATAACTGATCTGCTAGTATCCAAGTTAAATGGTTGTACACATCTGTTTTAGATGGAGGTACAATTTTAAGTACCTGGCAGCGTGATTGAAGTGGATCAATGATTCGTTCAATAAAGTTACAGGTTAAGATAAATCGAGTTGAACGAGAAAATGTTTCAATTACGTTTCGTAAAGCGGCTTGTCCCTGGATTGTGATAAAATCTGCTTCATCTAGGATTACTACTTTAATACCTTTCCAAGATGCAGAACTAGCAAATCCCTTTACTTTCTCTCGAATAGTATCGATTCCATTTTCATCAGATGCGTTTATGTAAAGATAATCGCAATCTAGATTTTTAACGATAATTTTAGCTAGGGTAGTTTTACCTGTACCTGCAGGACCGTAAAAGATAAAGTTTTGAATGTCACCTTGATCAAGGTACTTTTGTATTGTTTCTTTAACGTTTTCATTACCTACATAGTATTGCAATTCAGTAGGGCGAAAACGTTCTACATA